TTCTTCCGAGTGCTCAATATCGTCGCATATGATCTTAGTTGGCCGATCTGCACCGAATCTTGTCCCACGAATTTCAGAGCCAGCGCCAAAGCTCGCAAATAGAACACCATCGTCTTCACAATAAATCGTGTACTGTGTTTCGCCTGGCGTTTTAGTTCTAAAATGTACTCCGTAATCAGCAATGAGCTTAGGGTTACTAAGTATCTCAGTCCTAATGTCTCGAAGTTTTTGAGCAGATTGCGGTGCTGTGTTTGAGAGTATGATGATAAACTTCTCAGTCCCATAACACACGTCATGTATTGGTTTGATAAGAGCTTCAACCGTTGACTTCGCATAGCCGCGAGGTGCTGCACGCGCACGTCTAATGCCTCTTTGATCAAATTCAGTTTGCGAGAAACAATCACGGTGAAGTTCGTTAAACTTGAGTTTACAATAATGCGGAAAATAACGAAGGGCGAAATATTCAAGATCCGTTGCACATCGACCCCAGCACGCAGCTTTAAGAGCTTCACTTTTTCCCTGACTCTCGTAGCTTTCGAGCATCTTCACAAACTGATTTATCGACAGCGCCGCCATTTCCTTGATTAGGTTTAATTTTGAAGCCGAAAATTGTTTGTAAGCCACGCTCTGCCCACGCTTTCGATTCTAGTTCGAATTCGTATTTAGTTCCGAACTCGCCGGTTGTTTCTTTTGTTTTATGTATCGCATATTCTTTATCGCCAAGATCGGCGTAATTTTCTTTGTCGTTCACATCTTTAGCAACTTCGCAAAAGTCTGATCGTCTCGCTGTGTACACACCAACTAATACTTGAACATGTTTCGCCATACTATAGTTTGCAACTTCGAGTAAATATTGTCGCCGCTTTTCGATAGCAGCTTTAACCCGACCGTTACCGACCAGCCGTGGACCGTGCGTATCTGCCGACTCCAGGGTGCAATCGTAAACTTTTAAATAGGCTTGTGTAGCGTTTCCACTTTCAACATATGCCTCGACAAATCTCGATTGCTTCCAATTAAGTTTTTCTTCAGGCGGCGCATCTAGCGTCTTTTTGCTCACAGCCGCCTGGACTGTTTTGCTTTTAGCCATGTGATAATTGTCAATGAAAAAAATAAGTTCCGCCAGGGTTATTTCATCTGTGTATCTGTAACCCATCTGTAACTATCTTTTCCTTAATTATTTCAACTACTTTACAGATACTACAGATAGATAATAAGAAAAGAGTTATATACAAGTAATAATGACATATATACGTATATACGTATATACTACTATAAAACGTTATATATAAAGTTTAGGGAAAAGGGTCCGCATCTGTTATCTGTAGTGCATGTCGCGTCAAGTATATGAAATCATTTAGTTCACAAAGCTACAGATAAAACATAGTATATACACTTGACATATCATTTAACCCTGTACTAGTTTCATCTCCAGAAAAGGAGAGTATTTATGGACCGTGTATTTGATATAGTTCAACAGATTCCGCGAGGCGGAATTAAACGTCTTGTTAGATTTCCTGACCCAATAGAGCATTTAATACGGGAGTTTTGTGGGGGAACAAAGATCTCAAGAAATGAGCTTATCTATAGTGCTCTGATATTTGCAATCAGAGAGCATTACGAAGCTATAAAGGGAGAAAGTTTTTGGCTCGATAAATGCCGTGCAGAATTTGGCATTATGTACAAGGAGAATCAAAATGAAAAGAGATGAACACCTGGAGCGCGCGCGTCGCCTTCGTAACGCCAGGGTGCATACTGTAGAGGCACAAATCGCGGTTGGTAAGGCTTTTGGAATCGCGTCCAAAGAATACCATTGGTTTAAACCGATCATCGAAACCATTGACGTAAAGCTTGACAGCGGCCATGAGGCATTCTTTTACGAGGGTCATAAGGAGCCATGCCCCTATCGTCCTGATCCCCGAGCCCCGAAGCGAGGTGCAATATGAACAGATGCCCTAATTGTGGATATAGAAAAATAGCTAAGGGTGAGGCGACCAAGATGCGAATTGATAAGATATTGCCTAAGATATTTGCCCAGCTTGATGCTGGATTTAGTATTGCTGAAATTGCGAGGCAAGAAAACATTGGGCGTAATCTTATTAGTAAGCGTTTGAAAGAAAGGAATGGATCTTTCTGGCAATGAACAAAACAGAGATACCGTAATGAAGCGCGCCAAAGAACTCGCTTTGGCTTTGCGACAATAAAAGGAGCAGGAAATTTATGAATCCCACATTATATAAAATATTATTTATAGCTGCATTGGTTAGTTGTAATGCTTTCGGAGGTGGCCAGGTTGGAACAATCGAAGGCAGCTACAACATAATTATAGGTTACGGCGTTGGGGCTAATTTAACCTCTGGCTCCGGAAACTTAATTATGATGAATGTGCTAGATAAAACCGGCAAAAAAGGTGACATCTTTAAAAAGTGTAAACTCTTACGTGATGGCTCGGATATCACAACTCAAGATAACCAAGTACTGATAGGTCCTATGATACCGTCTATTGAACTTGTTAAAGATATCGACGCCAGGTTTCTAGAACGAAGGCACTGGCTTCAATTTCAGATAGAAGGTGAAAAAATGTTTGCAATCACGAGTCAGTGTAAGAGAGTTGAGCTGCAAGCAAAGAAAGGGGTAAATAATGTTGGGACCTCTAAATGATAATACCTCAGTTAATATAATTTTGATTTTTGGTCTTATTACCATTGGATTAATATGCTGGGCATTCAAAGGTTTATAGCCTGATGAAATTATGCAAGACATGTAATGGGGCTGGATGTTTGGATTGCAAATTAACTGGTTTGGTGAACAGAAGGAAAAAATGAAATTTAAAGAGATGGAGAAGATATTAGTCCGGCATGGCTATAGATTAGTGAGAGTAAAGAAGCATCCTATATACAGCAATGGAAGGGTATAAGACTATGATGAAATTCCTCGTAACGAGAACAAGTGCGTTTGAGAAAAAGCCGTGTGAAGAGGCAGCGCCGATACTCCTTCACCAGCGGTGGGAGAAGAGGGCTACAACTCTGGAGGCGGCGAAGACTGCGGCAGGGTATAGTAATTGGCGAACAAACGGAACGTGTCACAGGGTGGAGAATGGCCGAGTTGTTTGCGACAGTAAGGATCGGTTTCCATATTGGTACGTTGAGTTTAAGGGTTTAATTGAGCTTTGTGCATTTGTGCATAAGTACAAAAGAGTTGAGATCACCGAGCCCCGAGCCACGATTGGTATAAATTGGAAGATTGAGATCATAGACGAGGAGTGAAGATCAATGCACGAAGAGGATGAATTACCGAGTGAGTTAGAACTTATTTCTGTGCCGCCCACGCAACAAATCGAGGTGGAGACCCTGGAGTTGGCGTTTGCAGTGGATAGAGTTTGGAAGACGTTGAATCCAAGAGCCGCGATAATTTTAAAAGAGTACTTTGGATTTGATGGGGCAAGGAGAACTGGAAGGCAGATTGCAGAAGATCTTAAGCTTTCTGAAGCTAGAGTTAGCCAAATTAAGCGTAATGCTCTTAGGAAACTTCGAGTGTATCATCCCAGTTTAGCTGATTTTTTATTTGCAAAATGACGTTAGTTCAGCTTTACCGCAGAGCAGTTAAGACGGGGAGATATAAGGGTTTAGGCCATGAAGCAGAGGATTTTGCTGGGTGGCTTACTATTGAATATTTAGAGGGTAAACGTAGGCATCAAACAATAGAGCAATCTTTGGTTGACTATTTAAGGGCTACAAGAAAAGAATATAAACGAAAGAAGGTTGAGGGGAAATTAAAATGAATAAACTAATTTTATTTATACTATTATTAAGCAGTTTTGCTCGTGCACAGACCTGCACACAAGAGACATTACTTACTGGGACACTGGCTCAAACTGTTGTGCCAGTGGGCTCAGCGTTTAATGTGTCTTGTGATTATGGGCCAGCGGTTGGTGGTACGGATGCTGTGAGGGTTGATTACCCAACGTGCCATTGGACAAGTTGGACGGGGGAAGTGGCTAACTTTACCTGTACTGCGGAATCATACGCTGCATCGTATCCGATTTCTTGTTTGTTGGTTCAGCAGAATCCGAATTACTTTTGTCCGCAGGCAAATTATATCGGTAGTGTATCTTTTGTTATACCGCAGCCAACGCCTACGCCGCCTGTGAATCCTAACTTTACCTTTACTGGAGCTACGAGCCCTGGGTCGTTAGTCGCGGGAAGTTCCATAGCGATAGATGCAGCGGTGACTGTGGATCAGGATATTACAGACCCTGCGATTGTGATATATGCGACTGACCCACTTGGGAATCAGTACACGTATGTTACAGTGCAAACGTTATTGGCTGGGGCTCAACAGAACATTGTAGGGTCTATCCCGCTTCCGAATATTGCGGTGGCTGGGCTATACGGCGTTTCTGTAAACATATTTTACGGGCAGCAGCAGCTTTTTGTTCAGCCCAATTTTTCAACGGTTACGGTGGCGGCTAACACTAACATTCCTGTGGGCACAAGTGCCTGTCAGTTTGTGATGAATATGTCATGGCTTCCGGTTCCCATTGCTACAGGCTATAAGATTTATTATGGCAATACTTCCGGCGGCCCTTATCCAAACGTAATAGATGTTGGGAATGTGTTGCAGTATCCAGTAGCCAACCTTTGCGCTGGGACTTACTACTTTGTCGTAAGCGAGTACAACCCTGGAGGCGAGAGCAATAAGTCGGTAGAGGTTATTCCAACCTACACGGCAACGGTTACCGAATCTTTTGTAAATTGGGTTAAGAGACTTTTTAAAAACCCAATAGGTGAAACAAAGAAGACATTTAAGGCGGTGAAATAATGGAATATCTTGAATTACTTAAGTTTGCACTTTTGCTCATGATAACAGTAGGTGTTTTAGGTTTACTTTGGCAAAGTGTTAAGGATGCAGACACTATTAGAGAATTAGAGCGAGATTTAAAATGGTCTACTAGTACATGGAAGGGCCTTCAAGAATCTATGCGTCTTGAGAGGATTCATGGTCAAGAACAGGTAGAGTCATTGAATAAGGCTATTGAGTTGTCGGTTAAAAATAAAGAGGTGCTTCGTGATGAGCTTAGACGTGCAAAAGAAGATACCGAGTTTGTGAAGATGGAGCGCAATAATAATTGGTCTAAGATAGTTGACTTGAAAGCTCAGATTCAAGAGCAAGTAAAATTTATTGAGCATTTACAGCGCCGCTTAAAACGTAAGAAGAAATAGATATTTTGCAGTTTCGCAAAATATAGAGGAGGAAGAAAATGGAAACACTAGCTTTTATAGCGTTCAACAGATGGAGAAATAAACTGGCTAACGGTTACTTCAAAACTGAAGTTATCTGTAAGTCAAAAGGCGGGGAGCCCACCGGAGAAGTGTCCGGTCAAGGAAAGATTTATCGTGGCCCCTGTCCTTACAGAGAAGAGGAATGGGCTGATTATATTTGCCTAAGAGATTTAGTTGATTACAGAAGACCAAAAACAGAAAGCGGCTATCCGGTATTAGAACAAGACCAGTTCGAAACTCTTAGAGGTAGAGTGGAGAGAGCATCGAGGCTAGTTTCATGATTGCAATTCTTGTGGCCTTGACATGCGTTGCGATTGTTGGTGGTATTGATATTCTTAAGAGTCGTAACATAAACCCATTCTTATTTAGGAGAAACAAAATGTCAGAGAAAAGAATTAAAGTAATACCGTTCTCTCATAACCGAGTGCTGAATTGGAAACCTGGATTTAAGTCCCATAGAAAAGTGCCCCACTCGTTAGAAGCTATGGATCTACCGTCAAACGTTGATCTTCGTGACCAATGCTCACCTGTACTAGATCAAGGTCAAGTCGGTAGCTGCTCTGGAAATGCAGCCGCAGGTCTCTTTGATTTCGGTGACACCAGGGGGGCTTCGCTATCCTCGCGCCTGTTCATATACTGGCATGAGCGTTTCTTAGAGGGCGATACCTCAACAGACGCAGGGGCTACCACCCTGGCGGATGCGTGCCACACCATGATTGATAAGGGCGTTGCTTTAGAAGATCCCTTTTGGCCTTACGACCCGTCTAAAGTTCTCGTGTGTCCTACAAGCCAAGCCTTTGGTAACGCTACAAAGCGTAAGATCTCAAGCTTCTCAGAGCTTGAGGAATTTAACGACTTGCAGTTATGCCTAGCTAATGGCAAGCCCTTCATGTTTGGTATTCCTGTGTATCAGAGTTTTATGGAAGCTCAAGATGGTCAGATCCCGATGCCCGATCCAGACAACGGCGATCAGATACTCGGCGGTCACGCACTTGCATGCGTTGGCTATGATGACGGGTCTCAGTGTTTTATCTTTAAGAATTCCTGGGGCACGAGTTGGGGCGATAATGGGTTTGGCTATTTGCCTTACGATTACATGTGTCAATTAGCAGACGATTTTTTCTGCATTACGAAAGGAAAATAAGATGGCTCTTAGAGGCGACGAACAAAGACAAAAGTTTGGGCGTAATAGGCTTTCTCAAGTTCAGCATTACATTAAAAATAAGGGCGCAAAGCTAACCAAGCCCGAAGCAACAATCGTTGCGGCTTTAGAGAAGCTGCCCTATGACTTTGAACTTAAAGGTCATCAGATCAACGATATCGACGATGTGGCTGTGCGTATTGAAAAGGATTTAGGCATATCTGCTGTCAGAACCCCGAACCCTGGGAAATCGGAGACAGAGCCGGAAACAGTTATTGACGAATAAGAAGGGCTTGACAACCGCTCCGCCGTATGTTCGGCTAATAATTCAAGGGGCGCGCTTTCTTCCTTTCTTCGGGGATCGGCGGCTAGAGAAATCTAGTCGCCGTTTCTTTTTGTGGTCAGCCATTTTTCGCTTGCATTTGTGCCGGTCACAATAAACTATTGAATAGATTACAGGTGTAACTAATACAAAAGGGGAATTTATGGATCACAAAGCAGTTATCAAAAAGATTTTACAAAACAGTAAATATCTAACCAGAAAAGAATTAAAAGAGGTAAAGGGTTTTGATCAAAAAGAAAAGCTATCTAATCCAGAGCAATTTTATTTATCTGATCTTGAGCGCCGAGTAAGTAAAAAAGAATTTTCTGCCGACGAAGTTCAAAGCGACATTGATTTTAAAGAGAAACTTTCTGACCCACAACCGGAGAAGAAAAATGACTTACCCGCAAAGAATGCTCCTAAAGAAAAGGATAAGGGATCTGCAAAGAAAGACTCTAAATCAGGAGATAAACAGATACCCAGTGAGCCAAAGAACAAAGATGTTGAAGATGCGGGAAGTGAAGAAAAATAGAATACTCCTTAACGAGCTTGTAAAGCTTGATAATCAGCACGAAGATTTTTTAACCGAAGGGTTAGAATAAAAAGGAAGAAAGATTATGCATGGACCAGATCAGCACTTAGTAAATCATATAAAACATCCAGGTCTTAAATCAGACAATACACTTCACGTAATTGGGGTGTGTTCAAATCCCGTTAGATATCATTCAAGATATCGTTTAGCAAGAGAGTGGATAACGGCCATGTCAGCTACTAACTGTGTAAAGCTCACGGTTGTAGAAGCTGCGTTCGGGGATCGAAGCCACGAAATAATTGATGAGCCATCCCCGCCAGAGTTTGAAAGAATTTCCGTCAGAGTTAAGTCTCACGCTTGGATTAAAGAGACGATGATAAATTTAGCGTTTCGTCACATATCCTCGTACGATCAGCATGCAAAATACTTTGCGTGGATTGACATGGATGTATTTTTTAACGATCCAAATTGGGCACAAGAAACTTTGCACCAGCTCCAAACGTTTGAAGTAGTCCAACCCTGGAGCGATGCGATTGATCTTGGACCTAATGGAAATATTACGAGGCATTATAAATCTTTTGGTCTTCAACACCAGCGAAGGCGTCCGAAACAAAAGCATCCTGGGCAAACTTATTATGAGTATGCACATTCAGGTTTTGCTTGGGCTTGCACGAGACGTTTTGCTGAAACAACTTTCGGTGCCGGTGGAGCTAATGGACCCTTTATGGATTGGGCTATATTAGGATCTGCTGATCATCACATGGCGTTTGCTATGATCGGCGAGACTAAGGACACTATTCATAAGATGATGCATCCAAGTTTTTTTAGAAAATGTTACGAATGGGAAGCAAAGGCTTTAAAAGCCACAAGAGGTGAGGTTGGGTTTACGCCAGGGTTTATACAGCATAGGTTTCATGGACCAAAGGGGCGTCGTTACTATCGTGAGCGTTGGCAGATTTTAGCTGATAATAAGTATGATCCAGATACGATGCTTACTCATGATGAGCAAGGTATTGCTACACTTGTGGGTAATCATCGTTTAGAGCATGCGATTTATCAGTATAACCTTTCAAGATTCGAGGATTCCATTGAAGAAGTTTAAGATCATTAATAAAAGGAGATATTTGTATGGGTCAATCAGTTATTAAAAACAGTTCTTATCGTCAACGTATTTATCAGGATGCTAACGGAGAAATTACTTTAGTGTTTGGTAATGATAATGTGCCTGTAACTTCGGAAGGATTTCCTAAGCTTCTTGCTGATCACGATGTTGTTCAGGTTACGACCGTAACACCTCATGTGGATGATGCGCCGACATTATAGCGAAGAGCTATGGCTTTTTATCGTCGGGGGCATCCTCATGGGGTGCCTCCTTTTTCTCTGCGACAAGTTTTAAGTGCCGCCCTTTTTCTTGTGGCATTCCTGGATGTATCTTTTTAAATAGCTCCACAAGCTCTAAGGCCCTATCCTCATTGATTTGAATCCAATTATGAATAATAAGATGGTGGGTATTAGTGTATTTGAACAGGTAGGCGTATGTGTTCGCTATATTGAGTCCTGGCCTATCGTCTGTTTGATCAATGATGGCAGCCGACGGGGTCACGATTCCGTTAACGATTGCGACGAAATAAACGTAATACCATTTCTTAACGTTGCCCATATGTTGCACTCCTCCATGTCATGCCTTCAATTACGCGCTCGGATTTTCCGTCAACCTTGATTATCTTAATTCTGTCTTTATAATTGGGAATAAGCTTTGCTATCCTGCGACCAAAGTCAATCGAGTTAGTGGGCTTAAAGCCATTAAGCTCTGAGTCCTGCTTATAATCAGAATACATCTTTTTAGGACTTGCGGCCTTGTCTGGATGATCCATGCAGTTCTCTTTGTACCAGTGAATCACGGTGTTTGATTCTTCCATATAGTTTGTAATGGCGTCATCAACGGCTGTGCTCTCGCTGAATTTCTTTTGCTTGCATAAACGCCTATAGCCTTCAATGACCAGATTAAAAATCCCTGGCAATTCCTTTAGAAGTTTATCCTTTATGAAGGGATCTTTTTCGGCAAGTGTAATCACTCGATCAAACGGCACAACTAGAAGCCTTCTAAAGTATCCGTGCGAAACATCCCAGGTAACGGGAAGCTTATTGCAAAGCAAAATGAGTTTACAAATATTTACGAATTCGTACCCCTGCTTATACAACTGGCGGCCAGTCGTCGCCCCGCCACCTATGAGAGCTTTAAAAAATCCTGATTCTATAAGAGCATTGTTGGGAGTTTCTTCACCAACGTTAAATAAGGAGCCGTCAATTCTAAATCTGTTTTCCTGCTTCTTTAATTCTTCGATTGGTATTGATGTATAGGTGCCCTTTCCCGCCAGGGCTTGGAGAGTTTCTATGAAGGTTGATTTACCGTTTGCACCGTCACCACTTAAGATCAAAGCTCTCTGAGCCCAACAAGTGTCTCCGCTGAAGGAATAGCCCATGAACTCCATTAAAACATCTTCGAGATCCTGACGGTCTTGCGTGACAAATTTTAAAAATTTCTCCCATTCAGGAGCCTTTGCTTTACCATCATAATCGTAATCTAGAACATAACGAAAGCCATAAGATGGGCTATGAGGGCTTAACTCCAGGGTATCTAGATCTAGTACTCCATTTTTAAAATTCATTTTCTTTTTTGTTGTATCAGTGAACCATGTTGGCTCTTTGATATTTGTACACTGAACTATTCCCCTAAATTCTGCACGCATTATATTGGTGGCTGGCGGGTTGAAGTGTTGTTGAGCAAAATTTTCTAGGTAGATGTCTTCCATACCTTGCCAATGCGTTCCGGTCCATATGAGGCAAGCTTTAGAGTTGCCTAAAATAATGTAGGGTTGCTTTCGCTCAAAGAATTTTCTTAAATCATCATAATTAGGCTTTCCAGGCTTAGGCGGAGCATTTTGTACGGGTATCATATTGTGAAAACCTGTATGCTCTGTTTTTATAAATTCTGCGCCTCTAATCATGATAGGCGATTCTACTTTTTCAAAGTGTGGGCATTTTTGACAATCAAATCCTAGTTTTTGAATCCCTTTGCAAGTTCTAGGGCCAGAAGCCTCAAGTGCTTGGTCGATCTTTGTTTCTGTTTCGGCATGGGAATAAGTCTTATGTCCAGACGAGTAGTCGTGTGCAATTTTTCTATCGAGTCTGCCAGTAATCGAAAGTGCTCCATACCACTGAGCTTCTGAGATCTCATTTGGCTTCTCTTTAGTCCATTGAAGGAAACGGCAACCTTCCAATACAGCGTTTGTATCATTGGGAATTTTTGTTGCCACTCGGGAATTAATTTGATCCTCGGCTGAGACTTCAGGAAGACCAGAGAGCTTTGTAATGTCGAATTCTCTAGGGGCAAATCCCTTAGTTGAGAGTACTTTGCAATACTTTGTTTCCTTATCTTTCTTACGATTCTCTGTTTCTGGATAGCGCATGATGCGTCTCGGATCAAACACAGCAGGGTCAGTAACACCAGGAAGGTTAGCCCTGGCGAGAGCAGCATTAATCTTGTCGCAAAGTGCATTGTAATGTCTCCTATTTTTATCAAAGTACACAGCTTCAGTAATGGGCGTTTTCATAGCTACTATGAAGTGAAGCCCGTTGCCTGAATCAATGACCGCGAACCCCGAACCAATAACCGATTTAACTTGAGCCGCGTATTTTTGTGGAATATCAAGAGTAATTTTATCTATGTCAAAAACCATTACTTCTTGTTTAACAAATTCTCGTTTCCCGAGTCCTTGAGCTACAGTATAGTAAGTATTGAACCATTCATTTTTTGGAAGTTTAGTTAAATATTTTTTTGGATTTTTGAGCATATCTAAGAAGTCTGTAAAACCGAGCCCCGATTTAGCAAGCCTTGTATCTGTGACAAGCCATTCTTCAGCTTTCTTATTATAGTATTCGCGCAGATTTAGGATTTGATGCTTAAGTTCTTCCATAAGTTCGAGCTACCTTTCCATTTCTTCATAAAAGATAATTCTTGCAATTCTGCCCATTGTCAATAAAGTATTTTGTAATGGTTACAAAAAAGGCTTGTAAAAGTTGCGTGGGTCGTGGTTGGATTTACGGAGGTTGTTGCTGTAATGTCTATTACGATCAAATTGGAGTCGGATATTTACAGCCTTGGATTAAATGTTGCAATACTTACAAAGTGCCGTGTATAGAATGCACGGAAGAAAGAGCAAAAAATGGTCTTCACCCCGAGAGAAAAACCGAAGAATCCAGGGCCAGTACTAAAGCGTGATTCGAATAATAGAATAATACAAAGTGAAGCTGATCTGGAGCTTCTAAAACTTAAGGATAAACTTAAGAACGAGCAGCGTAATTACGAAAAAGATATCTCCTTTATGGCCACCACTGAGAAAAGGGATATTTATATTTTTGTTACCGTAGGTGTTCGAAATTCGGTGGACGACAAAATAGCTATCGGCGAAGTTTCCGGCGTTAATGGATGGTGGAGATCTGGCACCGAAGGCGATCCTTATCTATATAAAAATTATGACTATGTCGAATCCTACATCCCAGCATCTAAGCAGCCAGTGGATCAAAAAGAATTGGGATATGTTGTAGGTGGAATAATGAAGGCAATTATTAATTACGTAGCGAAAATGAAGGGATTAAAATTATGAGTGGTAAGAAAGAAAAAGAGAAGAGAAAGGCTTTATCTATTGTACCAGAGCTTACAGGAACTGAGCGAGTAGAAAAAGCAATCAAGAGTTTAGCAAACGTCATTAAGCGCCTTGGAGGCAAAATTGCCATAAGCCAAAAGCTAGGTAAAATTCCAGGCGATTATTCTCTTGGATTTATCAACGGCCTTATCTTTGTTCAACATCAACTTATAGGGGAAAAACATGCCTCAAAATTCTTTGATAGAGTGGGATCAATCGGTAGACTCCCCGTTCCCGTAGCGTTAAGAACCCAAGAAGAAGTAACAGAAGAGTTAGGGTCTCCAGAGGTTAAGAAGATGCAGGAAGAAATTAAATTTCTAGAAAATAACATTATCACTCAAGCTAGAGGTTTAGTTACCACCATGGAAGCCATGGAAAAGGACGATAATCCAGATACTGAAAAATATCGGGTACAACATGAAAAATTATCTAGGGCCTTCTCATTAGGTCTTAGATCAGTCAAAAAAGCGGTCAAGGAATTAGAAGCGCAGGTCACCGAAAAACTGGAGGTTTATCGTGAAGAAAAAAAGAAAATGGAAAGCCCCGAAGAGTTGCAGCAAGAAGCAAAGGCAGGCGAGTCGAAAGTACAATGCGACCAAGAGGCAATTGACACCGGCTCAAATGGGATCGAGGAGAACAATAACGCAGCGTCTGGGACACCAGGGGTATCAAGGTTTTCTGGCAGCCAAAATGCAAGCACTGAAGGGTAGGCTTGGAATAGGGGCGAAACGTGGGTCATGAGTGTTTCATATGCCATAAGAAAGATCAGCGAGTTTACGTCGATTATGACGAGCAAAAACTTTGTAGCAGTTATTGCATAAAAATTTATCAGAAAGATTGGGAAGACAATGAATGGCTTAAATCCAAAACCAATGAAGTCGTACAGTCTAGCAACGAGACTGCTGTGTTCCCGATGCGGGAAAATCCCCAAGATAGTATCGGCCACAGGAATAGACGTAGTCACACTAACGGTTGAGTGTCACGGAGAGCGTGAGACTAGAACTGTTGAGAAAAAAGAGCTTGTACACGTACAAGAATTTTTCGCTATTCCAGAGGAAGTAAGGGATTTTGCAAATGATTAAAACTGGTTCTCAGCCTGTGAAAGAAAAAGAATGAAACGTGAAGATCAAATAAGACAAGCCGCAATCAAACTTTTTGGTGATAAAAAAGACGGTTGGGTTGTTGATAGTGCCTTCGCCGGTTTTATTAATGGCGCTAGATGGGCTGATATAAATATTGACCCTCTTCAAAAAGAAGCATGGGACCGACTTATCGAAGAAAATAATCGGCTTAAAACAGGTTCGGAGCCAGAATCAAAATGAACTATTTTATAAAGCCGTGGAAGCATCAGCTAAAAGCTATTGAGAAGGCGCGAAAGTTTCGAGACTTTGCCCTGCTATTTGATATGGGAACGGGTAAGACCGGAACCGCTATAAACATAGTTAGAGAACTTTGCGCAACTGAGAAAAGGCTTTTACGAACTTTAGTCCTTTGCCCCGTCATCGTAGTCAACAATTGGAAGCGTGAATTTAAAATGCATTCCAAGATCTCACCACAAGACGTTATTTGCCTAGCGGGAGCGGGGGCAAAGCGTGCCGAATTGTTCTCTAAGTCCACAACAGACGACACAGGTAAGATGACGGGAGCAAAGGTTTTTATTACTAACTATGAAGCAATGGAAATGGATGAACTATATAAGCTTATCCAGACCTGGAGTCCAGAAGTTTTGATTTGCGACGAAGCCCATAGGCTTAAGAATCATCAGTCAGTTAGAGCTAAACGAGTTGTCGGCATTGCTGATCATGCCTTGCATAGATACATCTTAACCGGAACACCTATTCTTAATTCAGCGATGGACATTTTCAACCAATATAGAATCTTAGATAGCGGGCAAACTTTTTCAGTCTCCGATCCTGACTTCCCTGGCGGCAGGCGCCCTATGAATTTCTATGAATTCAGAGCTATATATTTCGAGGATCAAAATAAAGGAATGCCTTCAAACGTTCATTTTCCAAAATGGGTACCAAGAGCTGAGACTTACGAAGAGTTAAATAAAAAGATTTATAAAAAAGCGATGCGCGTTTTAAAAACCGAGTGCTTAGATCTTCCGCCACTTATTCGCCAGAGAGTTGATGTCACCATGGGTAAAGAACAGGCACGAATCTATAAAGATATGAAGACTGAGTACATAGCTTGGGTAAATGAGCATGAGAAATCAGGCGAACCCCGAGCCGTTGTTGCACAGATGGCGCTCACTAAAATATTGCGTCTTCAACAAATAGTAAGCGGCTTTTGTAAAACTGAAGATGGTAAAGAAATTACTTTAAAAGATAATCCAAGAATAAAGGTGCTTGCAGATTTGCTCGAAGATATAACCCCCGCCCATAAAGTTATTGTATGGGCATGCTTCAAGGAGAACTATCGTGCCATCGAAAACCTTTGCGATAAGCTTCACATTAAGTTTTGTCATATTTACGGTGGCGTCAAGGATGTGGCCGAACAGGAAAGATTGTTTAGAACAGATCCGACTTATAGGGTCATGGTTGCTAATCAACGTGCGGGCGGTATCGGTATTAATCTTGTGGAAGATGGAACTATTGTTGAAGATGGCCAGAGCGCATATTCACTCTTCTACTCCAAGGGAGCTAGCCTTGCTGATGACTTACAAGCTGAGAGTCGTAACCATCGCGGAGGTGCGGAGGTTTACAAAAATGTGGTCAGAATAGATCTTGTAACTCCTAATACTGTCGACGAACTTTTCATGGAATCTTTAAAAAATAAGCAAGAAATTTCAAATCAAATTTTAGATTGGAAAGATATTTTATGAGCGGCTTCTATAGGCCATTTATGAAAAAATCTTCTTTAGGCGGTGGTTTAGTTCTCCAGCGTAGTCCTGGAGAAATGATTTGGATTGCTAACGGCGAAATAAAGCTTCAAGTCGTTGAGATAGTTGGGCAACGAGTTAGAATCGCAATTAAGTGTAATAAAGACCTGCTGATTCAGCGGGTAGATAAAGAGGGTGCAATGGAGTACCCAGAAAAGGAAGGGTCAGGATGAATCAAGAAGCTCAAGCGGGCGAAGTTAAGCCCCACATGGATTTTGGGGGGAAAACCCTCAACCTCGCAGAAATGGAAGCGTTGTTAAAAGAATACAACGTTACCTGGGATGAATACGAGGCGGCTAAAGAAATTTCAAGTAATGCTTACGAGAAATTTGCTGAAGTCGAATCCCGAATCATGAAGGCTTTGGGCGACGCTCAAAAAACTTCATACAAAGGAGAAGAGGGTACCGTTACGGTATCCGTTACTCCAACGGTTAAAGTTCCGGAGAATCTAGACGAGAAGAAAAAACTTTTTGCCTACATTCAGAAAAGAAGTAAAGAGATGTTTCTGGGACTCGTCTCAATTAATAGTGCAACCCTTAACAAATGGTATAACGAAACAAGAGAAGCTGCGGGCGATCCTCCAGGGTTTTCTATTCCTGGGATTATGGCCGGAGCTGATCGAGTAAAACTGCTGTATAAAGCAGCAAAGAAAGGAAAATAACATGGCCAGTACACAAACAAGGGGGAAAGAAGTGAAGACCACCAACAAGGCAATCGTTGCAAAGGGAGCGGCAAATATAGCGACAAAAATCGCTGATATGTCAACCTTTGATGCGCCCATCATCACACAACGCGAGCGAATTATTCCGCGTATTGTTCCAATGCAAGGTTTAAGTAAAGCTGTTGCCGCAGGTGACGCTAAGTTTGGTGAGTTCCGCGACTCCGCTACAGGTGAGCTTTTGGGAGATATCAATAATCCCGTAACAGTTCTGCCTTTGGTTTGCTTTAAACAATATTTAGTTAAGAAGCTTGAGAAGGGCGGAACCTTTAAGTTTGTAAAGATTATTCCGAACGTAGAGGAACTTCCCTATGAGCAAAAAACTAAAGAAGGTGAATTCAAAAATGAAGCTATGCTTACCTTTTTGGTTCTATTGCAAAAGCAACTTAAGGAAAGAGATCCTGTGCCATACGCCGTTAGCTTTAAAAGCTCAAGCTTTGGCGGAGGAAAGAAGCTCATAGATCAGATGTATATTAGAAATGCTCCTCGCGGCGAAGAAGTTAAGCCTGAAGACGCATGGAAGTTTTGCCCGCTCTCTATGGTTATGGATATCACTGGAGCTAAGAAGACCAATGATAAGGGCACATTCATTGTTATGGATGTGAAGCAAAAAAGGGCGGCCACTGAGAAAGAAGTTTACTTAGCTTACAACACTCTCCAATTGTACCGCGATAAATCGGTCAAGGTTGACAACGCTGTATTTAACGAAGAAGCGGAAGCACCTGAGAGAGAAGTTAGCGAAGACGAAGACGAGTTTTAACACCTAGGGCCTCAATGCGTGAATGAATGAAGTGCCGTATGGCGCTCTTTCGCCAGTAATAGCAACGAGGCCCTTATTTTTAACGGAGGAATTTTATGAATGAAAATCAGAGCAAGGTTTCAGCCCTGGCGCAACCAAAGGCCCCTAATCCTGCCGACAGATTAGAGGAAGTGATGCGCACTCTTCAACAAACAAGAGAATTGGGCAACATTAAGAATCACATGATGGCTTTACAAGAATTACATAAGCAAATCGACTCGACTCAGAATTTTATTTTGCAGAGCTATGACAAGCATCAAGGAATAAGACAGGAAGATCTTAAACATCTACACGCGCTTAGAGAAGGTTATCTAGACTCTATGGCGCGCTACTATCAGGAGCTAAATAAAAAATGATCGTATTAGGATTCGATACGGAGACTACAGGTCTTGATGTTAAGGAAGACTTCGTCATTCAGATCGGCGCAGTGCTTTGGGATACAGAGGCAAAAACAAAGCACGCTAAAATGAAGATGGACCGTTTAATTAAAGGTGCTCATATTAAATCTATGAAGCCCGACGCCATCGCAAGCCACGGTATTAGCCTCGAAGATCTAAAAAAATACGGCGTTCCTTTTGAGATTGCCTACGTTGAATTTATGGCTATGGCAAGAGAAGCCGATTATATAGTGGCTCACAATGCTCCTTATGATCGTGAGATTTTTAACAATAACTGTTTATTTCTAGGGGTAGAACCCATCAACAAAGGGTGGATTGATACGAGTACGGATATCGAATTTCCAACTCATGTTACCACTAGGAAATTGGGTTATCTTGCTACTGAGCACGGCTTTATCAATCCGTTCCCTCACGATGCTGCCAGCGACGTATTAACAATGTTAAGCATTGCTCAAAAATACGATTGGAAGCATACCTTAAAGTATGCAAAAGCGCCTAATATCACCATTAAGGCTGAAACTAATTTTGCACAAAAAGAGCTTGCAAAAAAGCAGAATTACAGGTGGGATGGAGCTGCAAAAGAATGGACGAAGACCATTAAAGATTTTCAATTAGAAGAAACAAAGAAAGCGGCCTCCGAAGCAGGTTTTAAAATAACGATTCTTAAAAAGGAGAGCCAAAATGTCTAGAGGTTTAACAGCACTCGACAAGTGTCGAAAAGAAGTTAGGTCAAAAGTTTTGTACGCCAGGGTGAGGCCGTCTCGCTTGGCATGGGTTCACAATCAAATGAAGGCAACCGGACACAAAAGTAAGTCTGAGTTTGTCGACCAGCTTGTGAGCTTACTTATGGATCTATACGGGTCCAAGAAAGCAAAGAGTGATAGTCACACGAAAAAACTTTCTAAGCGTAATAAGAAAGCTAAAAAAGCCAGGTCAGTACGGGCTCGACACTGAGACCACTGGCCTTCGACAGACAGATAGGCTTTTTTCTATAATATTTTCTGACGACGATGGTGGGTATTATTTTAATTTTAATTCGTCTATAGATCATGAAGGGGGCATTGCCCCCTACGATCAAACACTTCCTCTTGAGTGGCTTGAAAAGCTTAGTCCTATACTAGAAAACAAAGGCTCATTATTCTTTCTCAGTAACGCCAAGTTTGATTTAGGGATGCTTGCTAAGGAAGGTCTGAGCGTCATGGCTCTGATACATGACACGGAAGTGATCGAAAGAGTCCTTAAAAATAATCGCATGAAATACGGCCTTGCCTCTATTGCACCTAACTATGGATTTAAAAAAGACGAGAGCGTTGACGAGTACATTACAAAACACAAACTGTATACAGAAGTCTCTATCCCAGGAAAAGACAAGAGAGTAAAAAACAAACATTTTGATAGGGTACCTTTAGGCATAATTGCCCCTTACGGTATCGTGGATGCGGTTATAGTTCGTGCTATAGGAATGGCTCAACGTGAAACTTTAAAATTTCATGATATGGCAGCGCCTAGCTACCAACCCCCGCAAATCCCCCTGGTGAAAAACGAATACAAATTAACTAAGGCTTGTTTTAGAATTGAAAAGGCAGGAATTCATATTGATCGAGTTTATACCCAAAAGGCTCTTAACTATTGTCTTAAGGAGCAACGTGCAAAAGAAAAATTGTTTGAAAAAGAAACAGGAGTCGAGTTTGAAGACTCAGCGAGCACAATTGCTGAGGTTTTTTCAAAGAACGGCGTGGAACTTCCGAAAACTAAAACGGGAAAACCCTGTACTGCTAAAGGGGTGCTCGATGCACTTGAAAATCCAATCGCCGATAGGATTCGGGAAATCAGGGGATTACAAAAACTGGCCTCCACATATTATTCCTCATTTCTCTACCACGCCGATAAAGAAGATCTAATACATGCCAACATGCGCCAGGGGGGGACTGAAACTTTACGCTTCTCTTACTCCGATCCTAACCTTCAGAATCTTCCAAAGGAAGACGATGAAGATGACAGGCTAAAGCCTTACATTGTGCGACGCTGTTTTACCCCTCTTGATTCTGATTGGTGCTTCGTACCTATCGACTTTAAGCAACAAGAATATAGAGTCATGGCCGACTATGCAGGTGAGACAGAACTAATCAAAGCCATAATGAATGGCGAGGATGTTCACGAAGCTACGGCCAGAATGCTGGGAATCTCCAGGCAATACGCTAAGACGCTCAATTTCGGGCTCCTTTACGGCATGGGGGCTGGGAAGCTGGCGTATGCCCTAAAGATCTCGCTATCGGACGCCCATAAACTTAAAAACGCATATTTTGAGCGACTTCCAATGGTCAAGAGATTTGTTCGTCGAGTAATGGATCAGGGAATAGAAAAAGGCTACGTCTTTAATTGGAACGGCTTCAAATCTCATATTTCAAGCTCGGAGTTCGCCTATATTCTCCCAAATCACATCGTGCAAGGGAGTTGTGCTCAAGTTATCAGAGTCGCCATGGTTGAAATTGACGATGCTTTACGAAAATATAAACTAAGGTCTAGGGTAGTGCTTCAGGTCCATGATGAGCTTCTCTTTCAAATGCATCACACAGAATTCGATAAAATTCCTTTATTTAAGAAAATAATGGAGAATGTGTATAGACCTAGAAACGGTATGATTTTAGAATGCAGTGTGGATCATTCTTGGAAGTCATTCGCTAAATTTGATATGAAAAAAGGGATACCGGATGTCAAAGAAGCCAGAAACCTTATTCAAGGAAAGAATACGCCCGCTATTAGAAGCCCTGCCTAATTCTTATTGGATCAAAATTCAGCAAACAACTATCAGAGGAGTGCCAGATTTTTTAGGTTGTATCAACGGGCATTTCGTAGCTTTGGAACTTAAAGCCTCAGAAAATGACGACGCCACGGATCTTCAAGCTTGGGTATTAAAGAAAATTATAAATAGTGGTGGGATTGGTATAGTGGTTCATCCTAAAGTTTGGGACACGGTTTATTTTACTTTATTGAAAATTGCGAAGGGAAGAGCATCGTATAAACCAACGGTGCGCTTCCCTCCACAAAGAAACGATAGTTAGATAGGGACGGCAGCTTCGCAAAGCGAGGTTAAAGTGGTAGCTAAGCCCGCTGTTGAAGCCCCTGGAGCACAGCCCCAGCTTGCAGGAACTTTGTTTGATAGAAGACCGATTGCGGCTCCTACAGCTAAAGGACAAACAAGATCACCCACAGGGCCTTGAAGTGGCGATGCTGTAAGAGCTTTTGCTGCTGTAGAAGTAGAGCAAAGGTTTGCTTTACTAAGAGCGCCTAAAATATCGCTTTTGATTTGGGCTGTATTTGTGCAAGAAAGAGCACTTGCAACACCGCCAGCTAATGCGCCAGCTACGGATGACTCCACCGAGCAAACAACAGGTGAGATCGTACTACACGCGAACGTAAAAAATAGACAAAGAGTTAAAAAATGTTTCATAACATTTCTCCTTTATGGTCCTTCGCTGGTCGATCCAACGAGAGGCGCGGTTACACTAAACACACCAGTAAAATCCTGCTGTGATACGTTTTCAGATTCATCGGTCCAGGTCATTGAGAAGCCTAAACCCACATTGTTTACAGCCATAGCCCCAGTATTAGCAGACGTTAAACTAAACTGAAAACCAATGTCTCCGTCCAATGTGGCACTTGCTATCGGTATTACTTGAGAAAGCGAGAGCTTCTTTGTAATACTTGCCTGAGCAATCATGCTGAATATTTCTAGCACAATCTCAGAGGCGGAAGGAAAAACAAACGGAGATCCGTCGTCATTAAAAAGAAAACACTGAAACGTCTTTGTTTCCCCCTGCTGAAATGGTATCGCCCCTTGAGGGTTGTTGACGGAATTTACCGCAACCCCTTTTTCATCCTTAACGACGTAATTTAAATCCATTCTTCCCCCTCTGAAGCTTAGCAGCAATTTGCGCACCAAGCTCATGCTGTTCACGTTGCAGAGCTGAAACAGGTTTTCCGCCCTTTAAAAATCCTTCAATCATATTAATAGCCAATTTGTACGTCCAACCAATCCCAGGCAGAGCCTTCACCGTATCCAGGAGTTGATGTATTATCAGAGCGCCTGCTCCTGCGCTTACATAAGCAAACACACTTGCCGGAGTGATAGCCTCTGTCTGACCTATTCCTATGATTCCTGCCAACAGACCTAACCCTGGCGCTACCCATGGTTGCCATGGAACCATCCAAGGCTTCGACCAAATCAGTGTATTGAAGTAAGTCACTTTCATCGAGGAGATAAGGAGCGTTATGCATCCAGCTACTATTCCAAATTTGGTTAAACCGCCCCACGTTTGAATGAACACTAGAACTTGATTTAAAAAATCTTGCGGACTGATTACCGTTTGCGCTAAAGCTGCGCAAGCATAAAATAACAAAAAAACTAAGAACAACACATCGAAACTCGCTAGCACATTAAGCAGCTTTTTCATCTTAAACCCTCCAGGGTAATATATCCTTTTATTGACATAACTCTTAAAAGTGCGGCAGCTCCTACTTGATTACTGACCGCATCGGGATCAAATTTATTATCAGATACAAACAGCCCCTTCGTATAGAGATTTGTAAAACTCCAAAGATAAGGGCTATTTATTCCACGCTGTGCATATCCTAAGCCGTTGTAACGTTCCATAAATTCTAACGCTTCCAAAGTAGTCCAGTTTGTGCCTCTGGTCGGAACCCAAAGAGCAGATTTAGACAAAGCATCAATAGCGGCATCAGTCCATGAAAACGGAGGTGTTCCAGAAAATGGTCTCCCTTTCGGGACATTTACTGTTCTAGCCGTTAATGGATCTCCATTGAGTAAATTCTCTTCGAAATTAAGATCGCACTCCATGCTGTGAATAATTCCTACAATGTACCAAGGAATTTGAGTTGCAGACTCAACAACCACATAATCACTTTTGTTAAGCTTTATGTAATAAGCACGGTCTAAAACGTCCGGTATTTTCTCAGGAGTAATTTTCATGCTGTTAAATAAAGCTTTATAGTCGATGCTCATTTGTATCTGCTCACTTTCTTGTTCCTTCAGTTTCAACGGAGTCCCAGCAATTTCCGAGTTCTTCTGAGAGACGATTAAGTGTGCTTTGTAACTCTCCAATTGTGCGTTCATGGACTTCAACTCTATCGCTAAGGCGAACAAGCCATACAACAACCACAACGGTAACAATAACAAGATGAAGCGAAATGGCAGTTTTAGAGCCGATCCTAGACTCTTCATTTTTCATTGAACTTACCCGCTGCCCATTGTGCAACACTCTTTGGTTCTGGGAGCCAAGAGCGTAAAGTTTTCTCGTCAATTTTATCCACCGTGACCTCCTCTTTTGCATTGGGGCAATGGTCAACAATATCCCACATGCCTCCAACACCTAGATTAGTTTCTCGATACTGCCAAACGCCTTTTCTAAAATGCGTAATGTAGTCTGGATGTTTGCAAGTCGCAATGTAACCAATATGACAGTGGCCTGAGTTTGGGTCCTTTGGATCTGTAGAAGCTGCCATATGTAATGGCGACGAATCGTTTGTGATTAAAACCTTACAACGTTGAAGCATCCACACACTTTCTGCTCTAGTGAGTTTATTTCTTAAATCAATACAGCCATGAGTTTCAACATTCACAGTGGATCTTTTATCAAGAGTATCTGCGCCAATGATGACAGGTGTAATACCTTCTTTTCTAAGATCCAATAAAACTTTATCCCACCAATCTTTAGGAAATGTTTTTGTCTCCCAATGCTTTCCAGGATGAACAAAAGCAAAGTTTCCTTCGCAAAGTTTATGCGGGTCATTCCCATGCGCAAGAAAAGCTGGGTAATTAGAACTTAGATAAATCTCACGCTCTGAAACTGGAAGCTGCATTCTTAAAGCGTTAAGGGCTGGATGATCTACACAATTCACAATGCAATGGGAGAAAAATTCCCAACTCAAATGATCAGAAGGATAGATCATAGAAAACACGAAATATTTATCCCAAATCGGATGAACCTTGTCAGTGTCGATCACATCGTCAAAATAAAGATGCTTAAAAAGTTCTTGATACGGTGTCGCCAGGGTCATTTTGCATTTAGGTCTAAAATTCTTAAGCGCATGACGTAAAGTGGGCTCTGAGCAAATCTGATCGCCGAGGCCGCCCCAGGTGTTAAATAAAAGATTGTTCTCAACGCCGTTTTGAATCGCAATCATTGTGCGATAAGAAGGAATCATCACAGACGGCATTACAACATTATCACTTAAAGAAGGCTTTGCTTTTGGATCTCCACTTAAGATCTTAAGCTCCTTCTTTGTCGAACGATCAGGATCTTCTATTCTCTCTGCGCTTAATTTTTTAGTAGAGTCCATTACCCCACCCCTTTCTATTGTTGATAAGCAATCGTAACTTGCTTGGCATTATAGCCTATTATCGTTGTCCCGAATCTGGTAGCCCAAGTTAAACTAACAGCGTAACTTACCCCTGGAGTAACCGAAATTTTTGTTCTAGTTCCAGGAAGATTTACGCCCATAGGTCTTATCGGACCTGCAACTAATGTCGGACTAGAAATATCTGCATTGTTTCCCGTTCCACATCCGCCTAGAGCATTAAATCCCCAAGAATAAAGTTGTCCGTATTGATCAACAGCATAAGCGGTAACTCCGCTACTTGATCCATCCGATCCGTAGGTTGACCACATCCATGTAAATGTGTGCCCACCAGCTACCGCAACCGGAGAACTAACCGCAACCGTAGATCCTGGATTTAAATTTGCGCCCAACATTCCATTAGCATTTGATCCCCAGGCCCATAAATTTCCAGATACATCTAAACCGAACATTGTATTTTTACTTGAGGTTTTTGAGGGGGCTGCAAATAAAACAGCAAAGCTTGTGCCTCCAACAACTTTAACGGGAGAGCTAACGCCGGTAGTACTTGGACTAAGATTTGCTCCTAATTGGCCCGCAATATTATCTCCCCATAACCAAATATTTCCGGAGAGATCCACTCCGCCGCATCCACCAAAAGATTGATTGCAGCCTTTTATTAAAGAAGCAAAGCTAATTCCACCTACAACAGCCACAGGAGAACTACGAGAAACTGTGTCACCTGTACCAAGATTTCCGCCTCCGTTGCCTCCCCAAGCCCACGCTTTTCCTGTGCCGTCTAATGCCACAAAAAAGTTTGCTGCGTAGAATCCACCGATTACTTGTGTGAAAGTATGAGAGCCAAGAACAGCGACAGGAGAGCTACGAGAGTTTCTATCTCCCACACCTAATTCGCCAGTTATATTTGTGCCCCATGACCAAGCGTTTCCACTAGTATCTAGGCCGAGAGAAGTATTTGCGGCTAGCACAACAGAGGCCCAAGTTTTTGCGCCCAGAACCAAAGTGGGTGAGCTTCTATTTACCGTGTCGCCTACACCTAACTCGCCGTTAGGGTTATTTCCCCAAGCCCATAAATTTCCATCCGGAGTTAATGCCATAACGGTGTTATCTCCAAAAGATCCATCTATAATTTTTGAAAATCTTGCCGATCCCACAACAGCAACAGGTGAGCTTGTAGACTCTGAGTCGGCATTATGACCGCCCGATCCGTTAGGTAAAAGTCCCCAGGTGTAACAATTTCCGTACTCATCTAAAGCACTAGCTGAAAAATCTATGTTATAAACTTGGCGCCATTTAGTCCCAGGAACAGAAACTAAAACCGGAGAAGATACAGGAAGATTTGTGCCTGTCCCCAGCAACATTCCTGGGCCACCGTTACCAATTTGTCCACCTTGACCCCAGGCCCACATATTCTTATTTTGATCTATAAGAAACATGTTTCCCCAGGCACCTTGCCATTGATTTAAATCTACGGCTTGTGAGGGATAATCAACGATTGCCTCAATACTTGTAACTCCAGCGGGAGGAGTAAACGTGCCGCTAGCTGTAAAAACTTTGGTTGCTTGATTTCCCATTATCTTCCCCCTATAAACCAGTTAGTGCCGTCACTCCAGAAAGACCATTCACCATAAGGAGCTGACATCACATAATCAGCCGCTAAATTTTCTATATTCTCAGAGCCAAATCTATGAAGCGTTATGGCATTAGTGCCTAGGCTTCCAGCAATATCTTTAATTGTAAAGTGAAAATTCGCTACAGGAGAAGGCAAATCAAATATCATGGCACCATTGGCAGAATTGACAAGAAATAACCTACCGTTATCTCCTGTTAAAAGAGTTGTGCTCATGGTATAGGGTGAGGCCGATCCTGGATTAATTGCCTTCACTTTTTCGCAAGCGTCATCAAGCTCATCAAGCTGGGCCTGAATGCTTGACCCAGTTGCTATAACGTGATTTATGGCCGTAACCGTCAAAGCCGATAAAACCAATCTCTCATCAGTAATAGACCCGCTTCCAGTCATCCCAGTAGCGGCAGTTATGAGCACATGAGCTATAACAATATTTCCCGCTGGAAGTGCGGGAGCAACAGGGGATGACCCTGGAGTACCTGCGGTCACTGTTAAAGTGTAACCATCTTCCATGAGTTTATTCACAGTCTGTAAAGCCACAGGACCAGTGCCGCCAGCTTTGACATATCTTGAAGCCGTTGCAGTCACCGCGAAATTTGGGGCAAGAGATACAACGTCAATACGATTGTGCGTTGGATCTGCCGCCGTAAAATTTACTGGAATTGCAGCGAGAGACATTATCTCTCTATATTTTGGATTAAACCCAGTCTGCGAGGAATCATAAAAGAATCCAGACCCTGGCGCAAGAGAACCCACAAGAGCACTTACGTAGGTCATAAGAAAACTTCCACCTACTACGCCATTATTATTAGCGAACATATTATAAAGAATCTGATCTTGCAGAGCTTGGTAAACCGCAAGCTGCGAATTATTAAGGTCATTAGATGCGATTTTTTCGTACTCATTTAAGACAAGCTGCTGCATTTTATCTCTCCTTAATCGTCAGTATCGGTGTCACTAGCCGATTTATAAAGTATGTCGTAAGTAGTACCCTCGGCCTTATTTGCCTCGATACTAGCTATAATGGTTGCTTGAATTGTGGCGTCAACACCGCCCGTCTGTTCTGGAATAATGGCCGTCCACCAATTATAAGTTTTTTGAGAAATTAACCATCGTGTCCAGTAATCATCAAAATAAGGAATGCCGTTTGTCTCTGTAATATCAGCATCGTCAAAAAATCCGTATTCCTGATTATCAATTAAAAATGCTTCTCCATTATTTAAAGCGGCATCAATTACCGATTGAAGTTCAGTTTCTCCGACAGGTAAAAATAAAGAGTTTTGCATTCTAACGGCATATGCAGCCGTCGATTCTCCAGGGAGTCTAGGGCATTCTCGTTCAGCCCCGATCAGATCAATTACAGGTGCAGAAGATGTAAGTATAAAGCAGGCCGCTTGCTGAGAATCAGTGTCTTCTTGGATCTGACTAAACATTGCGGCAAGCGAATAATATAAAGCAGCACACTCACCATCAGGCTCTTCAAAGTACCAAGAAGGTACAAACTTCTGCAATTTTGCATACCATTGATCCGTTGTTAGTGCGCTCATACTGTTTGAACCACTCCAGCGAATGCCGTTTCAGGCGTTGTTACTGTCACATCCCCCGTAGGCACAGAGGTTGTAAATCCCGTTAAATCGTTTGTTCCATCAGGCCCGTAGATTGCCATGATTGCAGCGTTGGCGGTTGTTCGTACAAAATTATTTCCTACACCTAAAGTGTTTATGTAATTTGTCATCGCTGAAATAATATCGACAGTATTGACACTAAACAAAGAGTAGTTAGGGCCTTCTGGATTCAATGTAAACGAACCTGTCCAATCAACCGTTACAGGAGTTGCTCCGGCCACAGTAATATTTACCCCAAAAGCTTCGTAAGGAGCAATTGCCGCTTGCACAGCCGCAATCAAGGCTCCACTTGCTCCACCATCCACATCGGCAATGTAGAGAGTCACATATGGGATATAAAACCATTGATATTTTCCCGCTATAGCGTCGTCTTGTGGTGCATTGGTTGCAATATTCCAATTCACGACAGCCTGCTCTACAAGTACAGGAACCGCTACCACCACACCGGAAACAGTTAAGGCAGTCGCAACAATTGCGGCCTGTGTGGCAGCTCTTAAAGAAGCTATAAGATTATAAATCAAAGCTCTATAATCAGCGTCGTCTAAAGCATCTTCCCCAGTGGCATTTCCTTCGTTGGTAACTAAAATCGTGGGATCAAGAAGAGTTGACGAAATTACGTTCAAAGCTCCAGCTACAGCGTTACTTGCTGATCCGGCTACAAGAGCGGTTACACCAATAATAACTCGGCAATCAGGTGCAGACCTAGCAGAGAAAAGAATTGTCGCATCTCCTGTACCACTAAATTTTGTTAGCGTGCCAGACGCTGGCGGTAACGTTGTTCCGGTCGTTGCAAGAGAAACACCGGCGACTATAGTGCTTGCGACCGTATATGAATTTCCTAAAGAGTCTTTATAAACTGCACCAGAAGTTGCGTTAGCTGATTCGACCGTAAAACCTATACTTCCAGCATCTATTAGACTCACATCTTCATTGGTTGCGTACTGATAAACGTTTCCGTTCGCATCGGGTTGAGTTTGAATTACGGTGCCCTCTGGAATATCAACCTCTCCGGCATTATTATTGGGACGGGTAAAAATAGCCGTGTCAATAGCGTCGGTTGCCCCAGGTCTGGCAAATGCAGAGCCGTAACGATCTACCGCTAATGTCTGAAGATCATCTGGGCCGCCAGTTATTTCTGGGCCGTTTGCTAGAGAAAAAAAGAGTTTATTAAACTGTAAAATATTATAGCGTTGAAGTTCTAAGCCCGCTACGGAAAATGTTCCTCCTAAACCGTCAACAAGAGATCCATCACTTGTATCAGTTAAGGCCGGAAATTCATCTTGAAGAGTTGATATAAATAAATCGTAAAGATCAACCTGCGATTTTAAAGGTAGACTCATACTGCCCCTCCATTAAACGGCTTAAATATCATTGCCTGTTCTGTGTAACCGATTGGTGTTACGAAAACCTTTATAATTCCTAACCAAGGCTGATCATCTGAAGCTTCAAAGCTTACGCTATTTATAGATAAAGTTCTAGGATCAAGTGCAAACTGCTCTTGAATAAGATCCGCTAATTTTTGCTGGTTCGCAAAAGTACTCGGAGAGTTCTGAAAGTTTCCGACCCCTACACCATACGTAGGCTTATGAATCAACGTTCCTGGTACAGTAACCAGCCTATGAAAAAGAGCAAGACGATAATTAGCAAGTCCCGAAACCGTTCCAATATCCCCCCCTGGAGTTATTGTCATATCTCCGCCAACATGCGCGATATCTGTTAAGAGCGAATCAACTAGAATATTTCCTAAGCCAGGCATTAAGTACCCCTCTCAGTGAAAGCTATTTGACTTAAAATATTTGTAGCTTGGTCAGTTAAATAAGTTTCTTGAAACTCTTCTAAAGATTCTACCACACTTGGGTCTAGAGTTACAGGTCCAGCCGAAGATTGGCCAATTTGAGGAGCAGTTAAAAATGCGTTCGCCAGGGCATTTAAAGCGTTTAATACCACATCTCCTAAGACCAAAGGAGAGCTTGGATTTATATCGGGCCTTGCAAGGCCGATCTTAGTGTCAGACCCAAAGAAAGCCATCTTTCCCGCTCTGGCATATTTTACCATACTGCCATCTTCAGCAAGCTGAGGAATCTGTTCGTCACTATTAGTTATACTCTTTATAATAAAAGATTCGTCGGGGTGCCCGTCAACACTAGCGACAAGTACCAAGTCTTTAACTTGTGGAAAAGAGATGTCTAAAACATCGCTCCATGCAACCTCGCACCATATCTGTCTATTTTCTGGCAACAAAGTTACAAGAGCACGAAGTTTATTTTTATCTAAAGAAAGCCCCGTCTGTGCAATAGTGCCTATGCCTATATGAAGTCTTTGATCTTTAAAAACTTCTTTTAGAAAATCTAATTCGTTCATGCAATACCTGCGCTTCCAATAGCGGTGTTATTGGTATCAAAACCTCTTTGGGTGGTATCCAAAACATTGTAAAATTCAATATGAAGCTTCCAGCCTTGCTCATGATCTAATGACATTGTATGACTCTTAATCTGAAATCTAGGCGAGAATTTTCCGAAACAATTAGCAAATACGTTTGCAATGGCGTTGCTGTATCCACGTTGCACAAGATATTGTGTTCGTGCTGAGACATCCTGTACTCTTGATATTGCTTTTAAATCTTCCGGATAAAGTTCCAAAGAAATTGTCTGTCCCTTTTGGATTTGAGTAAGATCATACTGCACGTTTGAGTCTATAGAATTTCCTAATGCATCTCTGTTTGATCCGCGTCCTTGCATCTCAAAAGTGTCCATGGAACCCTCTAGCTGCTGCAAGGAGTACTGTTCGTATATGGTCTGACCAATTTGAACAAGGGCTTGTTTATTCGCTATTTTATCGCCAGGAATGGGAAATACTAATGTAGGAGCTGGCTGTTGTGCAACCAATGCTCCGCTAGGGTCGAGGGTTGGAGCCATAACAGTGGTACGCTGTATTTGATAAGCATTCGCCCACTCTAAGGTCGCATCTTGTGGAATAGTAGCGGACAAAACACTCTTACCGATTCTTGTGGTAACCCTAACGTTAAATCCTTTAAGCCTGCCTAACTTTCGTTTCATGGAAAAATTTTTAACGTTTTTTCCGTAAATAAATTTTATGTCATCAGTGAAGAGCCTATTTCTTGGTGTAGCTAAAATAATAGTCGGCACCGTCTGATTTGTATTTTGATTTAAAACAAGATCCATATAAGCAACGAGGCCCGCCTTACCAACAAAACTCTGGATGATATCCCAATAAGAATCGTGTTTTCCCATATTGGTGTTAGCCGTTCCTATAGACCCAAAATCTGGATCATATGAGCCTAAAATTGGTAGTGGTCCAACCACGCGAGAAGTATCCACATTAATTTTTTGTGTGGCAGGAAATCTCTGCAATAGAGATTTAATGGCAACATCAATGGGCTGAGTATTGGAAAACGGAGAAATTAAAGTTCCAATAGTATTCTGATATTTTTGATCAATCAAAATAGAGGAGCAGTCCCTACCCTCAAAGTGTACCTCTCTTTTCGCATCATTAAATTCTACGCTTTCGTCATCGACAAAGCCGTTAAAAATAACGTTAGGTATTGGAGCCGCTGGCGGTCCAGATACGACATCTCCATTAGCATTCGTAGCTTGAGCATTTGCTGTCAATGGAGTCGGTGAGCCAGGCTGTATAGTGTTCAAAGATCCATCATCGTTATAGAGTCTACCCATATCTTGAAGATAAATAGTTACGCCGCAAGTTCTGATAGATCTTGGATCAAAGGGAAAGTTTTTATAGTCAAGATCCATAGAAAATGTATCCGCACTTCTGTAGTCATTTCTAACCACAGACACACGCTTTGCCTGCACGATAATTCTCTGCATCTTATTTAAATCAACAGCACTCGTAAGCTGAAAATCTTCAGGCAAAATATTTAATTCAACCGCAGCTTGGGGGTAATAATAACTCATAAATTAGGAATCTCCAGTATCGTTCCATTAACGAGAACCGTTGATTCTAACTTGTTATGATCATAAATATTTGTCCAATAATCTTGGACACCATAAAAACGAATAGAAATATTTTGAAGCGTATCGCCCTGTTTCACCTTATAACGAGCTTTAGGAACAGAGAGCGAAAGATTTTTAAACGTTGCTTCTAGCTGTGCCAGCATTTGCGCCAGGGTGACGGTCCCCGCCTGAGCCTCTAATATATATTGAATATTTGTATAAAAACTAGCTGCCTGACTTACAGAGCCGCCGGAACTTGAGTAGTTTGCAAAGCTGTTGCTTAACCCGTTTATCTGGCGACTAAAGCTTGAAATATTGGCTTGAGCATTTTTGATTAGTCCTAATGCTCTATTAGCACTGGCTTCAATATCACTTGCTGTACTGATTACAGTCTGAACAAAATTTGTCACTAACGCTATGTTCTTTGCAACTCCCCCAATGATGTTATTTAGAAGACCGGCAATGCTTTGAGGCATCGTTTTAGGGATAGCCGAATAAGAAGCTTGAAACGCAGCAGCTTGCGAAATTAAAGTCGTATTCAATTGACCAGGTACTTGCTTCTCATCTGCGGCAAATTTCCCATTTACAGGTTGTTGATCGCTGATTATCTGAAACGTTATCTCATAATCAATCCAAGAAAGTTTATTTAGCTTCCAAGAATTTTTCTCTAAAAATCCAAATCTCCACCAAGAGCCCTTCTGCCCAGAAAATCCAAATCTTAAAAGATTTCCCCTATCACACATTTCATCAAGAGCTTGAGACATGATGTAAGAAACACCGTAGTAATTTGCGGTCTTATAACGTTTATCTTTAAATCTTCCTTTTATAACAAGTGGGGGTTGTTGGCCGCCCATGATTTGTACCGAAGCTTCGGGATTTCCTGGGTAGTACTCCTTTACAATTTTCTGCTCACGCTCCCATGGGAAAGGTTGCATAGGCATCATGTTACCTACTAGAGCTAAATCCATTCCAGGAACACCCTTTTGAGCTATACCATTTATGTATTCTGTAATTTGAAAGCCGCCTGGAAAATCCTGGGGCATCTCCTTATCAGTAGGAACATTTTGAGTAAATGGATTAGCAATAGCCGCCTGAATGGTGTCTAAAGAACTAGATCCAGAGGCCGCACTAGAATCTGAAACACCCATTAATTATTCCCCGCAAAGCCTGAGTCAATAGCATGCCCTCTGGCCCCTATCGCACTAAGGGTTAATTTTTTAAGATGTGTAGTCACAGCAAAGGCCACTCGATCAGGCTCAAGTTGTTCACGCATGTCGAATCGGGCTTCAATGTGGTTAGTATTATAAACAACGCTTTTAGCCGTAGGGGCTTCCTGACCATTTAAGAATGGATGCTGTTTTTCAAATAAGCTTAGACGTGCTCCATAAGCAGTTTCGAAAGTTTTCTCCATGGCTTTTGGCCCTTGAGCAATAACTTTAAGTCTAGTGGATTCAGTCAGCCCCGCATTAACAGCAATGATCTGACCTGAAATACCTAGAACAACATTTGCAAAAGTTTTTAAAAAATCAGCCAGCAAAGTCATGGCTGACAATGCCCAACTTGCATATGTGCTTATTCTAAATAAAGGACTGATAAATTCAGCTAGAGCATCCATCAAGTATGTGATCGGGCTAAAAATAACTGAGATATATTTAGAAATTCTTTGAAACACAACTAAGAACTTAGCTCCAATATCCACACCTTTTTCTGCATCGTTAATTTTAGCCTTTGCTTTAGCACGGGATATAGATTGAAAAATCGCGGCAAAAAGTAAAAACTCGGGCAAGAAAGCTCTAATTGCAGAGCCGATTAATCTTAAAGCTCCAAGAAATAAAGGACTAGACAAAACAAGCCAGATATAACGTAAACCCCTGCCAAGAGCAAAAAACATTCCATAAAGTAGGCCCCCGTTAATTAGCCCCATACTCTTTAGAATCGGAATTACAAATCGTAATGTTTGAAATAAACCAGCAAATTCAAAGGCCCTTTTTAAATCCTGCTTCAAATGACTTATCTGCATGAGGCCAGTAATCAGAGCTTTTGGATCTGCCGTAAACTGAGTTATAAGCTTCCCTAACGCTTCACCAAGAGCAGGGCCATAAGTTTGAAGCCAATTATTAAGCTTTTGAAACAGCATTATAATAGGTGCCTTAATCGCATCGCCGATAGGTCTTAGAAGCTGATCTACACGATTCTTCAAAAGCTGAAACTGAAACCCTAAACTCTTAGCTCTCAATGCCAACCACTCGGCATTTCCACCGAGTTGCTCCAGGGCTTTAGTTAAAAGATCTATTCTGCGAGTATCGTTCATTCTCATAGGCGAGAGTTGCTCTGATCTCATGATGTGCTGTGCTCTGAAAGCTGGGGTATTTGCTAAACGTTCGAATAGCTTTCCACCAATAGCCCCCGTTGTAAGACCACGCGCTAACATTTCCGCGCCCATCGTCTGAGGAAGTCCAACCGCCTCAGAAGTTAGCATCATGTTTCGTGCCATTGAGATGGCACCCTTATAATTAGTCCCAGCTCTCCCCCTGGCGGCCAAAGGTGAAGCTACAAGACCCGTAATTTGTGCAAGATCTTTGCTGGATAAACCAAACCTGTTTGCTTCACTATTGACATTACCCATCAACATTTTACTTGTCTCTAAACGATCATTGAAGGTGTTAATAGTGCCCGATAAAACTTGCATGTTCGAATCTATGGAGTTCATAAACCCGAACATGCCTGTTTGAAATTCTTCCGATACATCAACCGCACGACGAAGAGCTGAGATAATTCCGCCTGAGCCCAAACCTAAATGAGCAACTAGGCCGCCAGCAAGATAACTTAATTGATTTTGAGCGTTCGATGCAGCATTAGAAAGATTGTCAACGGCACCAGTGAGAGCTTTGGTATTAATCAAAGCACTTCCGATATCGAATCTAAACTCTGTTGCTACTTCAAAAGCTTGTTCAATCATTCGTTTCTACCGCTCTCCGCGTTTATCATATCCGACAACTTTTCAGAAAAAACTCTATACTCAAAAGGTGTCATATCTCTAACATCGTCCGGTCTTAAACTAGTGTACCTACAAATCCATGCAATTTGTTGCCACTGCTTTTTTCTGTCATCGTTGTTCACAGACCTAAAAAAGTCATCTAATTGAATCAAGAATCGGTCTGGGCTACCATCTCGATTCGCGGCTCCTTTCCCATATCTTCAGCTCCAGATAGTTTTCCAATTACTTTAAGAAGCTGACCATATTCGGACATCGTAAAAAGAGAATCCATATCTTCCTTTTCGTTGCCGGTAACTGTTCTCGGTGTTTCTTTCTCGTCTTTTGAAATCTTCACAAGGAGAATCTGGACGAGAGCTTTCTGCATTAACATTTGGAGTACGTTCATATCTCCATTTGCGCGACTTGATACTTGCTGAGCTGCTTTTTCTGAGTCCGAAATTTTCATTTCCCTCAAAAGAGCAACTTTCCCACTGGACAATACAACTTTGATTAAACTTAACTTGGACATAAAAACCTTTCTGTGCTCCATAAGCACATAAATTTAAGTGCTCCCCGTTGTTTCCGACGGTGGGGAGCGTACCGTGATGGAAGCTTACAGAGCCTTGCGGCCTGAAGCCTGGAACTCTAACCTTTTTGTGATCTTCGCTTGCAAACCTTCTTGCTTACGAGACATCTTAAAATTCATGTCATAGTACACATAAGATTGTGTGGTACCGTCCCCATACAATTCAGTCGATACCATGGTGTAATCTTCCACACCGATACCGTTTAAATTGTTGGTCACAAGAGCATCAATAAATAAATCAATTGATGAATCCTTGACTTCTGCCTCACAATCTCCCGACCAACCTTCTACAGCCTGATCCCCTTCGGGTTCAGGTCGCCCCACATAGTAGGAGCGCATAAAAGTTGAGTCTTGATTGATGTTAACTCCTGTCAACACAATCGTTTGACCTACTTGTTGACCATTGGCAAAAAACTTTATCTGCCCCTGGTGACCACGTATTGATGGATTAGCCATTGCCTTACCCCCTTACCCGTTTGATTCGGTGACTACAACGGTCTCACCGATTTCAGCTTGTAAAACAATGAATCTCATCGAGCTGTAGATTCTTCGCTTGTAAAGAATCTTGAAGTAACCCGCACCAACCGATCCATCGGTATTAAGGCTTTGGGTATCAATGAGACTCGCTTTCCCACTTTGCACTTCTGAATCTTTAGGCACTTGACCGCCAGATTCTAATAGGCTGTTAAAGGCCGTTATTGAAGCGCCAACCGTGGTACGGTTATCCTGTGAGTTAACTGCATTTTGATAATTCACAAGGTACTTGGCTAAGGATTGAATAATGTAATCTGTCATCCTTCTTCGGAAAACCATGATCAAAGAGCTGTTAGCAATTTGAGTCACTACACCACTCTTAACTTTTGGGCCAACATCTGGATCAATTTCAAATGCAGAGATCCCAGCAGCAGCAAGATTGATATAATCGCTTCGTTGCAGAGTAACCGCTAGAGATTCAATGCCTTGGAGAAACTGAGTGTTTGCAGCGTATGCAGGGTCAATTTGCGGAGCAATTTGGCTAAGTAACGATGCATAAAATGGGGCCGGACTCACCAGGGTTGAAATCCCCGCAATCGTGGTGTAAACACCAGGGAAAGCGTAGATCATTCTTCCCACCGCATCGCGATAGGTTGCAACGTCAGTTATAACCGCAGAAGCACTTGCAGAATTGCTTGCATTTGCTAAGACGGCCATTTTGTCATTAGCTGCGGCCATTGAGGTCTTAAGATACCCGTTGTAGGTTGTGCTATACACATCCAAGAAAAGAATGTTTCCAGCTCCAGCGACTTGGGTTTCTGCGATTGCAGCTTGGTAATCAGCACTTTCGATAGTTCCGTCAGATCCACCGCTCATCGCTGTTGCACTGGCTGCTGAAGGTTCATGCGAAGTTGCAATTACTGTTGCAGCAACCAAATTGGAATTTGCAAATGGATTATGTCCAACATTTATCGAAGTAATTACGACATTGTCGTAAACTTCATCTGGAAACACAGCGTTTGGATTACCATCATGGATGGTGTACTTACTTCCAGAAACAGACCCAGCGGCAACAGCCACTGTGATATTGTTTCCATAAGCACCTTCCCATAAAGCAGTAAATTCTATAATGCTTACGGGACCCGTTGAATAGGCTAGGGTTATGCTTGCAGCTACGGCAACGTCGTCCGTTTGAGATGCGATAACTCGTACCACATTCAAAAGACCAAATTGTTTATTTTGGAGAGCTACGTTTCCAGAATAATTCAAGTTATTTCCGTAAAGCTCGTAAAGCTCTCCGGTACTTCCAACAGATTGCAACGCACCTGACCCGCGTTCAAACTGCCCAACTAGAATAGCAACACTAGTCGGAACACCCGTAACTGAAGGCGGTGGACTAGTCTCGTCGATGTAAATTCCATCGAGCGCCGCCCAATCGGACGGGTTTGATGAATCATAAACACCCATTTTGTGACTCCTCCCTTGGAGTTAAATAGTTCTTCCTGAACTCACTAGACGGGTCACGTAGGTAACGTGCTCTCGTCCGTGTTATCTGTATTATCGTCGGTGTCGTCTGTTCCGACGTAAGTTTCAATATTGGTAATTGCATTAAGGCTTCGTTGCCTAATTTCCATGCAATTAGCTAGAACAGAAATCTTTTCTCTTCTTTCTTGACGTTGCGCTGCCGCTTCGTTGTCTACACACATCATGTCTCTTATTTCAAACCTGGCAGGTTCATTATAATATGAACTCATAACAATACTCAAGCCATCAGGTTGATTCGCTCCCGTAGGACTATCCGCCAGGGGGGGATTTTCCTGGGAGTTAAAAAGAGAAATTATGGCGTCAGTAAAAGTTTTTCTTTCTAATTTATCTCTGCACCAAAGGTCTAGCTGAAAAACATCATCCCATTCGGCCACCGCAAAGTTTGCCACTATTACACCATCAACAGGATCTGCCTGCGTGTCTATGTAAGGCATTATCGGAGTCCTTACAGGCTTAGTAGTTGAGATCGTAAGGCTTGGGTAAGTTAGTTGCTGATTCGCATAGGGAAACTCCTGGAGCACAGTGAGCCCAGCAATATTAGCTGCTATAAATAAAGCTAATTCGTTTACCATCACATCAGCAACATCAGCAGACAATTAATATCCTTCCGCGATCACGAACCCGCTTAGGGTTGTAGTCGTGAACGTTGCGGTGGTAGTTGTAATGGTTGCCCCAGATACACCGGCAGAAAGGCCATACACATATGGAGTCTTTGAGAATGCCGTTGGAAATGTATAAGTTTGAGTTCCTGTATCGGTATACCCATTTAAATAAATTACCACTTTTTTATAAGAACTTCCTTGAAACGGTTCACTACATATTGCAGTTCCAGCAGAGCCCGTGAGAGTTGTTTGGGCCGCTGTAGAACTAAGAGTCGGAACCGTGAGATTACCCTGAAATGTATTTTGCGTAACTGAAGAGTTACCAAACATCATTGAATTAGAAGCAGTTGCTTGAGCACCATTTCCTATCGAGGTTGCGTTTGACCAGTTTCCGGTTGGTCCTGATCCTGCACCTAAGCTAGTATTTCCTGTACCACTGGATGTCTGGCCATCGGCATTATAGCCGATTATAACATTAGTGGCACCAGTGGAGATATTAGAGGCAGTATTATATCCTACTATCACATTATGAGCACCAGCGCCTGCACCACCAGCGCCGCCCATTAGGCTAGCGGCACCATAACCAATAACGACGTTTCTTTCGCCGTTGCCCGCCGAATTATTATTTAAAATATTATTTCCAATTAAAACGTTTTGTTGGCCAGTGGCATTTGCGCCTATATTATAGCCAATAACCGTATTGCCGCCCGTTGTGGCGACATTCGGCATGATCTCATTTCCGATTAAAACGTTTTGTGTACCGGAAGAAATAGCGTTTTGCGCGGTACCGTTGGTAATAACTAAGTTACCAGTACCACCACTAAGAGCAGTAGATACGGGTTGACCAATCCATAAATTAGCCGTACTTCCAGAGCCTGAAGGTACGATAAAATCTGTACCATTGCTTTGAATCTTAGTTGCAAAATTTAATATAGTGGCTGTTAAAGAATCAGTAGATGGATTTACACTTATTCCACTATTTAAATTAAACGCCTGATTTCCATTTGAAGACGAAGCCACAAATAACGGATAAAAAGAAGCGTTCGAAGATGTTGAAACAGTCGCAGCATTTGTAGCATTCGTTGCTGTGGTTGCTGTAGTGGCATTTCCCGTTGTATTTTGATTAAGGGTTGGAAAATCCGCAGCGACTGCAATACTTGGAACACCTGTTGACGTGGTATTTTTCAATATTCCAGTAGCCAGACCCGCAAGGGATGTCCCATTAATTTTGCCTACTGTCGTAACAAATCCGCTAGAAGTAACGTCCCCCGATAAAGCTGTTGTCCCTAAAACTCCAGAAGCAGAGCTTACAATCCCACTTGATAGCGGAGTTGTGATAGTTCCCGTAAATGTCGGACCCGCCAATGGCGCAAGTAATCCAAGAGCTGTGTTTAAATCAGTTTGACTGGATAACGTTCCGGTTATGCTTCCCCATGTAGCCGAGCCACCGCCGCCACTAGATATAGGAGACAAATAACCAAAACATATCGAGGTAAAAAGTATCGAGCTAAGAAATACCTTAGAAAAAGTTTTCATTATTGTCCCTCAACAATCTCAACGCTAGCTGTTGAGCTGGCTGATTTTAAATAAATAGAATCGTGGGGTGCAACAATCGGCTCCCAATTTCCTCCGGCTACGATATAGACTCCTTCACCGGCACTTTGAGCGGCACCAAGAGTTACCGTCACACCAATCGTTGAGCTTAGATTTTGAATCAATAAATAATGCCTAGAATTATTTCTAGAAATTACCTTAGTGCTGGTTACCGTAGCCGTGTAAAGAGCATCTGTCTGCACGTTAAAATCAGCAAACGCCGGTTGACAGGCGGCAAATACGAAAAAGACCGAGAACAAAAATAAAATTTTAAACATGCTGCATCTCCTCTTTAATATTTTTAATAATAGTCGGTATTTCATTTTCCATTATGTGCCGTGGCTGCATTCCAAATTGCGCAATCTTCTTCTGTGTTCCAACAGCCAAGCGCCAAACCTCTGGCGAATAATCACCTTCAGGTTGCCCAGTCTTTACAGCTTTGCCTTGTTCGTCTTTGCTGCCCGATAGCACGCGCTTAGCCCATTGAAGGAGAGGCGCAATTGGAGGAGTAAACGGGCGAGTTCCATATTCGATAATACCAGCATAAGGCGCGTAGTTTCCAATGATGACCGATCTTTCCTCAACCGTGAAATCCCAAGACGCAGCGTAAAGACCAGTATCAACAGGAGATGCAGCCACAAGATCAGGGATGCTTTTAATAACACCATTGAGAACTGCCTTGCGCTTTTTCTCCAAAGACAATTTAGAGAATCCTTTAAGCTCTCGTCCAAAGTTCTCAAGATCTATCCTCTTAGTTGTGCTCATATGACCCTTAGAGCCTTTCGAGCAAAATTAACGACACCTGCCGCATACTTCGCAGCACCTTCTCTATTTTTCTTCAGTGCCACTAAGCCACTTAAAAATACCGCATTACCAACAGCAAAATTTACTGCTTCTTGTTTAGCGATAACTTTAGCTTTATCTTTCTTGTCTCCACCTTTAGCTGAAGCCACATTAAGCCCCACACCCAAGGCATCAACCAAATGTACGCCCAAAGCTCCACTAACCACCTTCTTAGCGCCTCCAGTAAACGTTAAAGCGCCTATCACACCACTAGCGACCGCCGTCCCCAGGCTGGCTATTTGTAGGGATTTGTTTATTTTAACTGGCGAGCCCTTTGGTTCTTTTCGCCCATGTTTTGCAATGAGGTAAGCACCGCCGCCCACTACCGCACCACGGACAATATGTTTCGCTGCCACCGCTGTTCGGGCTCCATGGGCCGCCATACTTGCCTGCCGTATTGGGATTCGGTGGCCGTTTTTTGTGAAAAATTTCAATGCGTCGCTCATTATTCCTCACGATTTACAAATTTCGTCTTTCCATCTTTTTGCCATCCATTCCAAGATGATTGTGTACTTTTATCTAAAGCTTTATTTGCCTCTTCTATGTGCTCAGCATGAAGTTGATTGTCTCCAGGTTTTACAAGGTCTGCGCCTACACTTGTGCCTCCGTGTAGACCAATTGGATTATTATTCTCAAGCACGAAATCATTTATTTTACTTGTGTCTTTCATCTTTATCCTTTTGAGATCTAGCGTATAGCGCAGCCAATCCCGTAACCGCCGCTCCTAAAGCTATTTTCCCAATAGCTTTACGTCCCGCTTGCATGTCAGATAAAAGCAATCCTGCATTACTTCTGGTGCTTGCTTTAGCCAGTCTGTAATGGGGGCTATCTTTTCCATAGAGATGTGCCATCGCACTAGCTTGCCTAAAATGATTTTCTATATGTGCCGCATGCGCTTTTGCTCGTGACGCAATTTTTCCGGCACTAATAGTATGCGCAACCGTGTACGCAGTTCCTGCGATACCCACGCCCTTAGCAATCTTGACACGAGCAGAATTGTTCTTGTCATCCTTGATAGGAACAACTCGCCCGTGTACACGAATGAATCTCATTAAATCTGATGTTTCCCATAGCGTTGCTTTCCGGCATCAGCGTTAATGGTTTCGCTGACTGTGCCCTTCTTAGCTTCGTCGATAGGATTGTACAAACGATCATGAGACTTCTCTAAAAACTCACTGTCAAGATGACGACCGCCACCGGCTTCAGCAGCTTGGTTCATTTGCTCTTGACCTTCTTTGGGACTTCCCATATACATCCTCCTTAGTAGGTTGTTTGGTTCGTTAATTCTCTAACTTGAATATCCCACGTCACATATTTTTCGGTGACGTTAATAACCTGATAAATTTTAGTCCCTATTTTGTATAAAAGCTGAGCTCCAGAGCCCAGCAAAGTTCCATCAAGATCCGTTATTTTAAACGACTGCTTTGATACGTTCTTAAGAATAATATCCCCACTCTTAATTGCACCGCCCTCTTTAAGTCGAATGTCTTGGCTGAAATTTCGCATCCCTGGGGTAGGAAGCATTTGCACAACATTGTCTCTTGCGTACCCCTCTGGTAATGTGGCTGGGGTTGTGAATCCTGAATCTTGATACCAAGTACGCGTAACAAAATAAATAGGCTCAATAACAGCCCCAACACTATCACGCACACTAAGAATCGCATTGATGTTGGGCAAGAGCGCATCTATTATCCCCGCCATTTAATTACTCACTGACATATTAGCGCCACCAACAGAACTATAGGGAATATCCAAGTGCACAGCAATCTCACGCCCAATTTTTCGGCGTTCAGCGCGTAGCATTTGCATTTCTTCTAAATTCGTCGTGATATCGCCGATAACTTTCGCAGCTAGACGCGCAGGCGCTTGAAACAATTGAGTCTCAATCGCGTACACTTGCTGCAAATATTCTCGTATCAATTCCTCAGTATCGAGCGGCAAAGTATGTAAACGGTCATTTAGGATCTTGTTATAAATAACAGATCCGGCCTGCACCATTTTACCGCCATACCCCAGGAGTTGAACTACCTTATTTATTTCCTTTGGGGAGAGCGCCATCTTTCTTAACCTCTGCTTTAGGTGGTACTACTTTCGGCTCAGGTTTAGGAAACGGTGTTTTTAAGCCGTGCCTCTTCATTGATTCCGCTTGGCGTTTTTGCACAGCTTTGGCTTTGTTAGCCCTGATATGTTTGGCCGCATCGGCCCTACGACGTGAAGACATTAAGCCCATAAATTCTCCATTGAAGGTCAGGGGACCGAAGTCCCCCGCCTGTGGTTATTACAGTGGATACCACTCTACCAAAAGGATGCCGTTCGTAGGAACAGCACTGCCTAAAGCCGCAATTGAGGCGTTAAGCATTGTTCCTGCGGGTACGTCAACCTCGGGTTGAGAGGCGGAGTTGGTGTCGTCACCACTCCCACCGCCAGCTTGAAGAGCTAACGGGTATTGAGTATTTTGCACAACAGCGGCGGCACTCGTAGCAGCCGAAGCATACGCAACAGGGGTTGCGCTATTGTCTTGCAAAAGCAAAGACAAGTAGTTCGAGTTACTTTTCGCTACTGCACCATTGTTGACGAAATACACGTTCTTGATTCTGCTGCGTTTTCGCATATAGATACCAGGAACGACGACACCAGAGCTTAAGCCAGAGCTTGTGCTAATGGTGCCGATTTGAATTGGCGTAACCTGGGGGTTACGCTCATTGTTCATTACTGATCCACCCATGATTAGCCTCCTTTTAATTCGTGGTTGTGGTTCGGATAAGAGCCGTCTTTTTAAACAGAGTCGCAATCTTCTGGTTAAAAGAGGTCACACCGTACCAGTGGTCAGCGGCGAAAACATATTGACGGTGAAGGATATCGTAATCTGATTCCATCTCCATCTCTTGCTTCACCATGAACCCATAAGCGTTAGCTTTATGAATCCATGCATCGTAAGTATTTAGCCCACCTACTTGCGCAACCGTGTTTTTACCAACAGTGTCAACCGATACAATGGCAACACCACCTAATCGACCTTCAAAACCTTCGACCAAGAACATAGGATCAAGTGCGTTAGCAACTAAAAATCCTGCGGTGGTGTCAGTCATCATATCCAAAAATTGGAGTGAGTGCATGAAACACACAACAGAGTCTTTGTGTTTATCGCCGAAAGCGATAACTTTTCCTGAGTTCAGGGTTCGAATGTTCATTAAACTTGACGAGGCAATCGTGTTGACGTTCCAGCCAGTAACATATGAGGCTGCAAAAGCACCGTACAAATCTTCGTCAATTTGTTCAGCGATAACACGACCAATTTGTTCTTGGATCTCTTTGATTATTCGATCAGTTCTTGCAGCCGATGTTTTCAAAGCTTTCTTGGTAACACCAACAGCTTTTGAAACTTCATAGCAAGTTACACTGAAAGAATTATCAGTGAGGTTGTCGACGATCAAACCTTCATCTTCTGATGGAAGTTCAGCGCCTCCGATTTGTTGAAAATAGGGAAAATTCTGCGTTAAGCCTGGTTCAGCGGTTAAGCTTTCATCACGCAACGCGAATGCCCCGTAGACTAACTTACGATCGAAATACGCCATAATATGGTCTTGCCATACTTTGGGCGCAAACGAGAAGTCAGCCGATACTGTTGCTGGCATCTTAAATACCCTCCGTGGTGACTGATTTTTTAGATCAGTCTGTTTGCGGCTTTCGCTTCCTCTGCTAGCTGCATGTACAAGTCTTTATTTTTTGTGTATAGTTCAGATTTCTCCACCATACCCATTTTACAAAACTTATTTAATGTAATCTCTGAAGGATCATTCTCAATTGGCTTTTTCCCTTTGCCATTGACGGATGTGTTTCCATTACCCGATGCTTTAGTCTTGATCTCTGCAACAATTTCCTTGGTCTTCTCTTCTGATAGCTCTTCACCATCTCCAAGTTCCGAGGCAGCTTCATTGATCAAAAACGTAAAGTACTTCAAATCCTTCTTAGCGATTCCATGCTCTACAGCTAACTCAAGAACAGCTTGTTTAAAAGCCAAGTTTTGAGTTTCCGTTTGAAGGTTTTTGATCTTATCTTCTGGCTTGACATCGTCATCTGGATCAATGCCCGCAGCTTTTAAAATCGCCTTCTTTTGTTCCTCAGAGGTTTTAAACTTAGAGTTCAACTCCTTGTTCTTTACTCTGCCTGCCGCAGCTTCATCACGTAACTTTTTGATGTATGCTTTGGTCTTTGCGTCGGCCTTTTCCTCATCAAACTCATCGTCTGGTTCAGATTTTTCCTTGGCCTTCTTCGCCTTAGCTTCCAATTCATCTGCTTCGGCTTTGGCATCGTCGTAAGCTTTCTCGGCTTCAGCCGCTGCTTTCGCTAATACCTTGTCATCTACTTTTGCTAAAGATGCTTTTTTCGCATCTTCCATAGCTTTTTTCAGCTCTTCAAGAGTCATGAAAAAGTCCTTTCTGCGCACCTGGCGCATTGCTATATTTAAAGTGTCAACTAAAAACTTTTTTACGCCTACTACTATTTTATGCTGCCGGAAACTTCGCTGGTATCCACGCGGGTCCCTTAGCTTTTCCCCATTCTTCACGATATGGAACTAAGATTGCGCGATCATTTGGCCTATCAGGAGGGGCTTGGAATTCGCGAGTTTTACCCTTCCATTCATACTTAAATGGCTCGTCAAGGACTGCCACCAGGGCTAATTTAGCCGCGTACTGGGAATCGAGGCCCGTTCTAGCATCCATCGGATGCATTAGAGTTTTCATTAGATCGGGAACGTCATCTGTGAGTTCTCGCATTCCGTTGATTTTTCCAATATTGTAAATGTGGTGGAGTTCTGTTCTAACGACACGATGCAAGCGCCATTCTTCCCCCACAAAGAACTTAGAAATGTCACCAACAACTTGGCTATAGTTGGTAGCTCCAATGGCAGCAGATAATAAGTTTTGGCTGATAATTTGGCGCATGGATTGTCCATATGTCTCCATCGAAGTCTTATACTTCTCAATCATTAAATTTGACGTGTCTCGTGCCACAACAGCCGCACGTAAATTAATAGGTGTCACTGCACCTATGAATTGTTTATCGAATCCGCTGAGTTCTTTAAGAAGGTGGCTAACTCCAGTGAGAGCAGCTTGATAAGCTCCCTCAACCATACCACCTTGTAGCGATTCGTTGAGAGCAATAATTGCCCCGTCGACTTGCGCCAAGACACCACGGAGATGCTGTGCCGTGAACTTGTTAACTGGCGCTTTAGATAAACGGTCAACCAAATCCTGGCGAATAGAGGAATAACTATCAAGTACTGATTGCGCTTGGTCGTGTTCCAAACGTAACACTTCTTTGATGTGATTTTCAACAATACCAGTCGAATCAACGTCATCAAAAAACCCCGCTTGTGGCATTATCGTTCTTTCAGCCAAATAGCAATGTGACTGCGCTCACCTGCATATTTAACGGCAGCTTTAAAACTACCTGTCGGATGTATCGTTGTTCTATAAATAATTGAGGATAATTTAGTCTGAAATGCTCTCGGTGCAGCAGCACCAAATGTGGCAGCAACCACAGATTTAACTTTTTCTTTTTTATCATCCCGCTCTGGTTTTTGCGCAAGTTTTCTAACACCATAACCAATCAATGCGCCCGCTACTGTATCACCAACTAATAGCACTGCATTTCTAGCACGAAAAGTTTTAAGTCCTTTAGTTTTCATCGCGTGCGCTAAACTTAAATGACCCTCAGCACCTTGAAATAAATTGTACTGTCCTTTTTTGTTTGGTCTAAACAATGGATGTTTAAATATGGTTTCAGCAGTATTCATCATTCCCGCACCTTTATGAACCATATTTGCAGCTATTTTACCCGCAAGCGCACCAACGCCAACGCCTGCACCAATAGCCGCAACTCCTTTAACATCGTTCTTATGCATCTTAATCGGCACAACACGACCGCCGATTCTACGAAAGACAATAACATCAGCCATTAAAGTCTAACTCCTTTGGCTCATCATTCTTTCGTTTATCGTGCGCTCTACCACAATCCACACAAACAAATTGTGCTGCACCATTAAACCAATATATGCAACCACAGTGTGGACACGGTCTCTGCTCCACGATGTTATCTGATTTATCTTTCACTGGATCTTTGAACTTCATTGCGGGCCTCCACCCATTGGATCGCCAAATGGTGACGGTAATGGTTCTTGAGATTCTATTTTCTCTAACTCTTCATCAATATTTTCAACTCCAACATACGGAGCAATCCACCTGGTGAGTGACTCTCTACTTATAATTTGCGCTGTTGATAATACATTCGCAGCCTGAGACATTAAATTAATATCGTTTATGGTCGGTGGATAAAGAAGCGGCCACTTAACATCAATATCAAGTGAGCTTGGTTTATATCCATCGGGCACCTGAATAGCTGTCTCATTGCCCGCAGCGTTTAGCGCCAGGGTTGTAAGACCGATTTTTAACAATAGATTCTTAAAGCTAGGGGCAAATGCCGCGCGGAGCTCATCAACTAGTTCAACTAGTGGCATATTCAAAGCCTTTAAGGCTTCTCCACTCTGCGCTTGAGCAACCATTTTTTCCGGATCGTGTAAAACAACTCTGACCACATCCAACATCAATTGACGTTTGTGATCTCGATCTTCTCGGGCTTCACTAATGCCTTTAAGATCTGATTCTATAAATTCGGCTTTACCTTCCTTGCCTAAGTTCCAAGCTTTCTGTGATGACTTAATGAGATTGTCTATCTCATCTTCGTCCATTCCATTCATACCTAACTGCGGCTCTTGATTATAGCCAATTGCTTGTGAACTTTGTGAGAGTGAATAATTTAGATCATCAATAAATCCCAGAATGTCTTCGTAAAGTGACCATCCATCGGGGTCATGTTTATCTTTATCAGTACATAACCACTCGCCTTGAACCCAACCCAATCCATGAGTCGTTCTCTCAACCTCTTTAAACGTTGGTTCGGAGTTCGGTTTATAGTCTGGATTGTCGTACAAGATATCAGCGGTCTTTGTAAGCACCATGCGATACCATTTTTTCTTATACTCACCTGTGATTTGATCTTTCTCTTCCTCATCAGCATAAACATATTTTATTTCTACTGAATCAAGTTCACCAACATCGTCGAATTCTGGATAACAATATTTTGAATTGTAGTGCTCAATCATCGGCATTCCATTGACGAAATAATATCTCACCAATGCGCTGCCTGTTCTTAATGCGTGCTTAACTGGGTCAAGTAATCGTAATTGAAAATTACACGCTTTTTGAACCGCGCGGAAAAACATAGTGTCATCTGGATCTTCTTCAATTATGAACTTTGGAAACACTGAGCTACCAACAAGTTTACTTGCAACTTTGTTGGTTAAAACCTTTGCCACATTGTAGATGATTCGGGGCTTACGTTTTCTAATTGCAACGTATTCACCTTCAAGAGCTGATTCCCAGTCCACTAGATCGTCATATTGAGTATTATCGAAATATCTATCGAGTAGATCTAAAGAATCTTTACGCCACTCAGATACTTGACCCATATCACTTGTCATTATGACGCCGAGATTATTTTTTGCGTGAGTTCGTAAGCGGCTTAATCTCTGCTTACCAAAGGCCATAGTTCTAGCCATTATCTGCCTCCCATGACGTTAAGTCCTAACGCCATTGGTTTATATCTTCCATTGCATAAATTCCAAAGCATCTCTAAACAATCTGGCGCATCATCGTGAGCACCACGAGGAAATTCCTCGATCTGTCTCATCATCGTTACACTGAGCGCACGATTAAACAAGATGTTTCCATTCGTCACTTTTGGCTCCAATGAAAAGATACGCTCTTCTTTGTTTTTGATTTGTTCAACTTCATACCAAGGTATCTTGATTTGCTTCTTAAAGGCCACCTGGCGACGTTTTTGTTCGGCCATTAGATTATCGCTTAAGATGTCACGATAAAGGTTTGTTTCAACTACGAACTTCTGAAAATCATATTGATCGTGATACTCAAAAATCTGAGCCGTGAACTTAGTCGGCGGCGCTACTTTAGTCCAGTCGCTATGAACAAATACGCGCTTAGTATCTAAATGCTTTAGTCCGACAAGGATACAACTATAGTCAGGTGTTTTGCCAACACGGGCTTTGGTTTGACCCGTAGCTGGATCAAGCGCGCCGAAGGCGTTAAGGTATTGTCCCTGACTATCTCGAAACTCAGACCAGGGTATCGTGCGACCAGACTTTTCAATAAAGAGTCCTTCGTTGGTTTCACGGTAGTAATGAATTTCGTCAAAGACCGTGTCTTCGCCGCCCATCGGTTCATTTTGTTTCTCCTTCATAAATGCGCGTTTGCCTGTCTCAACCATTTCCTTCATCAAATCTAAATACGATTCGTGAGGTTCCCACAAAACATCGGTAGCATTTAACATTAGTTTTTTATTTTTATCGTAGAATTGTAGCGCGTCTGTTTGTCGATTAGGATTATCTAAATCTATATAAATCTTTTTCCATTGGTCCCAGAGCTTTTCGTGGTCGCTCCAGGATTTAACGGCTCTGTAGATCTTTGCATCATACGCTGGGTTCTTCGTGAGCCCAGCGAGTAATGAGTCAGAATGGAGAATCGTCCCAATGACGATGATATTGGTATTTTTATTTCCGATTTTACTGATGACTTGGAGATACCAGTCTTCGTATTTTTTTCTAATTGCTTCGTTCTCAACTTCTTCCGAGTGCTCAATATCGTCGCATATGATCTTAGTTGGCCGATCTGCACCGAATCTTGTCCCACGAATTTCAGAGCCAGCGCCAAAGCTCGCAAATAGAACACCATCGTCTTCACAATAGATCGTGTACTGTGTTTCGCCTGGCGTTTTAGTTCTAAAATGTACTCCGTAATCAGCAATGAGCTTAGGGTTACTAA